TAAACATTGTTATTAGTACCAATGGCGGTGCAAGGCTACCTGAGTTTTGGCAACGTCTTGCACGAGCGGGTGCAAAAGTATTATTTTGTATTGACGGTATAGAAGAAACACATAGCCTATATAGACAAAATACACGCTGGAGTACAGTTATTAAAAATGCACAGATGTTTATCGGTGCAGGTGGTCATGCTGTTTGGAAGACAATTCGCTTTAAACACAACGAACATCAAATTGAAGAAATGCGCCAGTTGTGCAGAGACTTAGGATTTAAAAGTTTTTCAATGATTGAGCATGGTAGAGACACTGGCCCTGTGTACAATAGCAAAGGCGAGTTAACACATGTATTAGGTGATTACTCTGGTCCAACTGATTGGCAAACAGTATTCATTGACCAACGTAGCGAAGAACGTACAGTAGAAAATACTGCCGCAAGACTAGATCCCGAAAACAACGAAATTGAATTAACTTGCGATACAGTAGAAAACAAGCGCATCTACGTGGCGGCCAATGGTGAAGTAAGTCCCTGTTGCTTTACCGGTTTTTATCCTGCTACATTTGGCAAATACAGTTATATGCAAGCACTTAACAGTCAATTGAAGCCTATTATTCACAATAATAATGCACTTAACAACAGTATGGAAACTAGTGTACAGTGGTTTAAATCAGTAGAAGAACGCTGGAAATTAGACAGTTACAAATCAGGTAGACTTCTTGTTTGTGATGAGATTTGCGGAAAATGCAAATCAAAATAAAGATAATAAATACACTACTAACGTAAAAAGAGGTATCCCTTTGCAAAGAAAGACTCGTAGCATTTTAGACGAATTGTCTGAGATTACTATCACTAAGCAGAATCGCGATCGTGGTTATGTAGTAGAAAGTCGTGCTGTGCATGTAATTCAGGGCGCAATTAATCTAATTAACAGTATTAGAGAGTCGTATGACGAGCAAACCGCCTTGGATCTAGAGCGCAGACTCTTAAACAGTATTAAATCCCAGGATACCTCCAAATTTTCTCGCGGAATTCGGAGAGCAAGTAATGAAGACAAATGAAATCATTGGCGAAGCCGGGTTTGTTAAAACCTTAGGCCGTCAAGTAGCAGGTGCTGCCAAGGCCGGACTAACAGGTCAAAATATGCGCCAAGGTGCTATTAGTGCAACTGACGCAGGCGAAGCCAACGACATGATTGATATCGAAACTGCCAACGTACTAAAGCGTTGGACACAGAAAACCGCGGCCAATCCAAATGCAAAAACAGATAAAGAGTTACACACCTTTATCCTTCAGTGGCGCAAAGTTGCCCCAGAATCAGATTTCCCGGGTCCCACACCAGGCACCGCTGCCAATCCTGGTAAAACAAAACAATACATTCGTGCTTTAATTGCCGCAGAACTTTCTGCCAGTGAGTTTGGTATGCGTGATGCATCAGCTCAGACTGACAAACCTGCCGACGGGCAACCACCAGAAGGTGGCGACGGCGGACCTAAGTTAGAACCTGGTCAGCAAGGTACCAAAGAAGTTACAACACAAGATCCTAAACTATTGCCAATCGGTACACAGTTTACCGACACACAAAATAATACTTACAAGTGGGAAGGCCAGCAATGGACTATGCTTGGTAAGGACGGTAAATGGCAAGGTGGACAAATTAAAAATCAAATTGCTTGGAAATTATATTTGCAAGCAATTGAACAAGGCAAAGCACTTGCACCAATTAGTGCCAAACCGGATCCGGCAATGGCGGCCAAGGCTCAGCCTGCAGATCCTAATGCACCGGGTGCCGAAGCAGGTGCCGCTACTACGGACGGTGACAAAGAAGCACCAACAGGTCCAAGCGCAGAATTTAAACAAGTTAGCGACTGGGTTGCCAAACAGAATAAAACTACTGTTCAATCAATATTGAAACAACTAGGGGCATAACATGAAGATAACTCAATTTACAACAGTTGAAAAACAAAAACTAAACGAAGCCCACTGGAAGCGTACATCAACATTGGTTGAAAGTGTGACACGTGGTTACACAGCAGAACAAAAGCGTATTGTTGAATCTATTGTCAATGAATTCAAACCATTGATTGAATACTCACTGACTCCTGACCAGATTCAACAGATTTTTGGGCAAGCAGAAAAAAATGCTGCCGCCAGTGGCAATAATAGAACTGCATTAGGTAAAGGTGTTGACGTTGCTAAACTACCAGTGGAAGCGACTCAAGCAGTTAGCAAATTAATTGACAAGTTTGGCGGTTGGTTAGAAAACACTACTCCGGTTAAGAACTTTGATGCACAGTTTGAAAAGTTAAAAGACAACATTAATAAAAAATTCCCAGATAGCAAAGTACTAGATGCTATTAGCAACATGGGTGCATGGGCTGAAAAGAATCCAGGCAAGACAGCCGCTATTGTTGGTGTGTTAACTGCTATTGCTTCGTTAGCCGGTGGTCCAGTTGGTGGTGCTGTTGCTGGTCAGGTACTACGTGGTACAGTTGGCTTAATGAAGGGGGAGAAACTTTCTACTGCCATTGGCAAAGGTGTTAAGACCGCGGCATTTGGTTTTATTACTGGTAAAGCATTTGAATTGTTAGGCGACTATTTTGCTGATGTCCGTGCTAATATTGTTGATCAGGAGAACTTTTCTCGTGTAACATTTGATGTTAGCAAAACTTCACAAATCGGCGGCGGCAACAACTATATACGTTGGACCGACCAACTAAAAGACGTCAACTTAAAACTATTGCCAGATGATGCTGACACCGTTAATATGCTAGTGTCTAAAATTGGTGAGAACAGTGCAGACTCAGTACAAGCATTTGAAAAATTATCGAGACTTGCTAAAGAATTTAGAAGTGATGAATATAAAGATTTCCTAAAAGGGTTAGGACAGTCGGCTCGCGAAAACGACAGTTTGTTTAACTGGATTGTTAACGGTCGTGAAGTTATGCAATCAGTTAGCCAAGGTGCCGTTGCTGGCGCTAGCACAGCCGCTAGCGGTAAAAAAGCCACAGCAGAAGAAAGTTTAGAACAACGTTTAGCCGCACAGCGCCAGCAACTTGCCGAAAGTCAGTTGTCTGAAATTAGTCTAAGTGATATTGCCAGTGGTGCTAAAGACTTGCTAGGTAAAGCAGTTGATAGTGCAAAACAAGCCGGCGCTAACTTGACTAATAAAGTTACATCAGACAAACTGCTATCTGCTTGGAAGAAAGCCGGTAGCCCAACAGACAGTGAAGAAATTGCTAAAATGCTTCAAGATGCTGGTATTGATATTGCTGATGCACAACAAGCGTTTGCTGACCAAGGCTTGGAAAAGCCAGCAGGTAAAGCACCAGCAGAGCCAGTCAATGACGAAGAAGTCAAGCAGTATTTAGAAATGATTAACAAACTATCTGATGCAGAAAAGCAACAGGTAATTGAATTACTACAAAAGGCAGCGGCATGATTTTAAAAGAAGGTGGACATGTCTTTAAAGACGCCAACGGACAAGAATTAACGCAACGCATTAATCGTGCTGATGTTGAACCTACGGTTAAATGGCTAGAAGGCTTAACTGGTTTAAGTCTGGTAGACAACATGCTAGGTACCACAGGACGTAAAGAAACTTCAGGCGACTTAGACCTAGCAGTTGATGCAAGTAAAATTAGCAAAGATACTTTAGTACAAGTATTGCTTAAAAAAGGTGTTGCCCAAGCAGACATTAAAAAGTCCGGCGACAACGTTCACTACAAGACGCCCATCAATGGTGATCCAGCAAATGGATTTGTGCAAACAGATTTTATGTTTGGCGACCCAAGTTGGCAACATTTTAGTATGCAAGGTGGCAACGAAGGCAGTGACTACAAAGGTATGCATCGTCATTTGTTATTAGCCAGTATTGCAAAAGCAATGGGCTACAAGTGGAGTTACAAAAACGGTTTAGTTAACCGCGACGATAACAGTCCACTAGAAGGCGGCAAAACAGCCGCTGGCGTTAGCAAGATACTTGGCATCCCAGCAAACAAGTTAAACAACGTTGAAGATATCATCGACTCCATTAAAGGACGTCCTGACTATCAGCAACTGGTAGCAGATGCCCGCGAAGGCTTTGCAAGAGATAATTTAAAGTTACCTGAAAGTGCTGGCGATCATGCACCAATTGGTACAGCCGCATGGTACAGGAAGTTTGTCTAATATGATTTTATTAGAGTTTATCGACACACTGGTAGAAGCAGAAGGCCCACGTATTCAGCATCCAGAAGATACAATTTTCAGTGGTGCTGGTGTTGCACGTCAAGCATTGGATGCACTAAAGGATGTTATCAATGATCCCGGTAGCGTTAGCATTAAATGGGACGGCGGTGTTGCTTTATTCTTTGGTAATAAAGACGGTAAATTTGTTATGACTGACAAGTATATGCCTAATAAGGGCGTATATCCAGATAGTCCGCAGGGCTGGCGCGAATACGACCAAGCACGTGGTGCAGACCGTGGCAATTTATATCAGCAAGTTGAAACAATTTGGCCTGGACTAAAAGCCGCAGTAGGCAACACTGAAGGGCTATTTAAAGGCGACTTAATGTGGGTAGGTGAACTACAACCAGTCAAAGGTGCTTACGTTTTTAAACCAACAACAGTTGAATATCGTGTTCCTGCTAACAGCGACATGGGCAAACTAATTGACGGTAAAGTAGGCGGTATAGTGGTACACAGTTTTAACGGTGCGCCTTGGGACGGTAAAACAGGAATATCCAACTCAGTGTCGGATGTATTAGTTCTAACACCTAAAGCAGGAATCGAGTTTTCATTGAAAAGTCCTGTACGTCTAATTGCTGCCGCAGAAAAAGCAGTTAGTACAGACGGCCCAAAAGCAGAAGAATTTTTAAATGGTATGCCTGGTGTTGTTCGTGCCGCAATACAAACATATATGAACAAACAGATCACAGGGCAAACTAAAGATAAGATACAGGATTGGCTTGCTACTAAACTCAGTGGCAAACAGCAGACAGCAATGCTAGATCCTGAAAACGGGTATTTGTTTACAAATGCCGACGGGTTAAATGCATTATATAGTGTATGGAACAGCATAAACAACTTTAAAGTGCATCTAGCGCAACAGTTAGAACAGCAGGTTAAAGGGTTTGAGCAGTGGACCGGCGGCAAGCGTGAAGGCGAAGGTTTTGTGTTTAATAGCAAAATGGGACTCGTTAAAATTGTAAATCGTGCCGGTTTTGGCGGCGCACACTTCAATAAATAAACTTTTTTTTAAAAAAGACATAAATAAAAGTGTAGGGCAACACATATTGGCCCGCATATATCAAGGAGATTAACATGCCAGCAGTAACAAGAGCAAATGGCGCCGTAACACCAGTTAATGGTCTAGGCCCAGCAACACAAATCGTTTCTATGACTAAAGCAACAATCACTCAAGCAGAGATTGATGCCGCAGCCGCAGCCGTACAAGCAGAAAACAACGTAGTAGCCGGTGTAGCCGGTGCCGCAGGTGATGGCGTAGTGTACTTTGCAGTACAGGGCGCAGGCGTAACAGCCGGTTCTAACTACGGTGCCGCAGGTGTAGCAGCCGCTATCGTTTGCACATTCTAATTTAGAATATCCTAACTACCTTAGGAACCGCCCAGGTTATGGGAAGGAACAACCCGTTTAGTTTTACTAGACGGGTTTTTTCTTGGCGGTAAGTACGTATATGTCTAGGGACTTTTCTTTGTACACATTAGTTGATATCACTGAAACCGGCGTGCTTCATGACGAGTGCTCAGAACGTGACCAACAACGTAACTACCAAACAGTAGTTCAAACAATAGGTATACACACTCAGCCAGTTGCTATTCAGCAATTTACACAAGAGTCTGATTTATCCTATTTGAACTTTGGTGCAGACTACAAAGGAACCCACCGTGTGTGGATGTTGCGATTTTCAGTTGACTATGATGGCATATTTGAAAATCAACAAGGTCGAACAGGAATCTTAGCAGATGCATTTAACGAGGTACCAATTATAGTTGGACTATCGGAAACTGCAAGATTTATATTACCTTGCTTCTTTACTGCCGGGCCTTTAAAAAACATATACTTTAAAGAAGGCTAAATATTCATTAAATAAAACGTAACATAATGTTACATCATGGCACACGTAGGCACATTTCTCAAGGCTCATTAAACTATAACGCAAGACCGTTAGTATTTTATCGTTAAAAATACAATGAGACAATTTAAACAGGAGAAATATAAATGTCGACCGCTGCCATCGAAAAGAAAAGTCTAGAAGCACACGTTGAAATTTGTGCCGAACGATACGAAGCTCTAGAGTATAAACTCGACACAATGGAAAGACGTGTCGAAAAGATTGAACACGGCGTCGATGACATTAAAAAGGCTATCTCTGCCTCAGCCCTTGTTAGCAGTGACCGTCTTATCAAAATTGGCACTACCTTGTTTGGTGTGTTGCTAACTGCATGTATTGGTTTAATTGTTCACTTGATCCTAAAGTAA